AAATCGTTTTTATATACTTGTGGCATTGTTCTTGTCCTTTCTTGGCTTACGGGCTGGCTTTGCAGGCTTTTCTTCACCTGGCTGTCGCAGTCCGGCAGTGGCAGCAACAGGGCCACTATCTATTATGCGTGTGACTTTTTGGGGTTGATCTAACCCTGCACTGAAAAATCTTCTAATCCAATTGATCACGCTTGACTTCCTCTCAAATAATTGTAATTGACTACCAATCGCATTGACACTTCACCTAATGGTGCCACCCGCGGTATTACTTCTATTTCGGTTATTTGGCTATCTAACACACCTGAACTGCGTAGATCTAAATATCTATCTGTATCTAAAGCGTCCTCAACAGCAGCAATCAAATTGTTGCGTAGGGTATCTATTTCTGTGCCACGCACATATCCTCTAATTTCCAAGGTCATAGTGCCCACTCTGCGGCCAACGCCGGGCGGTCCCATACTTTCACTGGATCTTGTTTCTACAAGGAAATTTACTAACAAGGCAGGAAACTGCGTGATTGCAATTTCTGTCACTTCAAAAGGCTCGCGTGTGACCAGCCTAAAGCCAGGGTCTGTTCGCTCTTTTAAAATTGTGACTACATTTTTTACTATTTCTTCACGAAGGCTGGTGGTCATCTGCGTAATCTCAAATAGGTGTCTGGTTGTTTCTCGTCATTGCTGTAAGAACCATCGTTGTCGATGTCGTATCTTACACCTTCGCGAATACATAAATCCATCTCGTGCTCAAAGCGGCCTTGATAATACTTGGCCATTTCCATAAAGCGATCTGATTGTGGTTCAAACTTGGTTAGTTTGGGTCCAATGTGATAGGCCAATGCGTGATACACCGTGGCTTTGGTCCATTGTGCATCATCTAATTTTGTTGCATCCATTAGAATAAAGTCGCCGCGTAGAGTGATATCTACACGCAGTTGCTTTTGATATTGTGGCCACCATCTGACAGAAAGGATTCTTTTTACTTCGATTTCGCTTTGTGCGAGTTGATTATCCCAGTCTAATACACCGTAATCTGTGATTGTTGGTTCAACCTCCAAGAGGTCGTTTATTGTTGCATATGCCATAAAGGTCCTTCCTTCATTTACGAGACGGGCAGTCCTACTGCCTACAAGATTATTTATGGCCAAATAAAAAGCCCCTTGCGGGGCTTTCTATCGTGAGTGAAACACTGGCACGCGGCACTCACTGGCTCATTACAATTAGGCGATTGACGAATCAAAGCCCATTGCTACACCATACTGCTCACGGATGACACCAACGCCATACATTGCAGTTCCTACGATCTCATCGGCACGACGACTTGCATCACGCTGTGTTTCGATGCTGATGTCACGCATTAGTGCAAGACCCAAAGCATCGCGATGGAACACAGCACCAACATAGTCACCGGAAGTGCCGTTGTTGGCCAAGTTGCTGGTTTCAAAGATTGGAACACCTGCCAACATACCAACATAACCAGTTGCCAATGCCTCATTCTGGATCACGCCAGCGTTGGGGTTAGCAAAGGTGTTTGTTAGATTGCTCTTTAGGTCATAAGCGATCTCTGGATGCACTACTGCATAAAGATCGGTTCCTGGGATACCTTGGGCACGCAGTTTTGCCACTGCCTTAAAGATATCTGCTGCTGTTAGGTTAGCAGTTGCGGTTGTGACATTACCTAATACATTGGTAGTGAAACTTGAGAATAGTGCAGTTAGGTCTTTGTCGATCTTGGAGGCAATTGCTTCACCGAATAGACGACCAACATCTGCTACTACATCACTTGCCGAACTTACGCGAGCAAGGTCAGTCACAACTGCCATAACACCAACTTCTGCTACGGTTAAAGTAGCACCCGAAGTAGAGATTACATTGCTCTGTAGATCGCCACCTTCTGACAGGCTGTATGCTGTCTGTGTTGGATATATGGGAACGGTTATTGTCTTCCCCTGTTGTGGGCCAATGTTGTAGGTCTTGACCAGATTACGCATAATGCTGCGTTCATTTGCAACGAAAAGTGCTTCGGCAACAATGCTTGGCAACAGATCGTTTAGACTTGTGGTTGTAGTGCTCATTTTATTTCTTCCTTAAAAAAGTTATCTAATACCCTGTGCTTTCCTATACTCTTTGTATAGTGCCCTGTGCTCCGGGTTCGACATATTCAATTTAGAAATGTCTATGGGAGCCGGGCCCGAGTTTGAGATACTATTGCGACTGGCTGTTGTGGCCGGACCTGCCTGAACAAAGTGTGGATTGGTATCCAGGAATGTTCTCACAAGGTCTTCAACACGCATTGGCTCGCCTGCATCCGTATAACGAACTTGGCCTCTGTCATCAACCACTTCAACTTCACCGTCGGTATTCACTCTCACACGATCACGCAATAATGCTTTTACCTGATCTGGTGCTACTGCTCTATACCTCGACGCTGCTTCTGTTAAAGGTGATTCAATGCGATATTGTGCAATGATCTGATCTCGTTTTGCGATCTCTGCGTCCTTTTTAGCCGCTATCTCTTTTATGATAGAATCAACATCGCCACGATTTTTTGATTCTTCAAATCGTCGTGCTTCAAATTGCTCTTTCAATGCACGAAGTTCTTCTGGAGCACCAAGGTCCTGATAGGGTTTTAATGCACGCCTTTCGGCTGCTGCCCTGGTCTTGGCCATAGCGTCGTCAAATTCCTTCTGTGTGTAATAGCGTTCTGCCGAACTTTGTGAGTCATCACCAGCGTCCGTTGCTGTAGCGTTTGTTGCTTCTGTTGCCAATGTGTTAGGGTCCATTGTAAAACCTGCCTCCATTATTTTAGAAGAGATGAGTGTCTCTTGTTTTTTATTTACCTAAAAGAACCGATTATTTCTTTTTAGGTGGTCTCTTGCTTCGCTTCTTACCATACATAGCAGTCTCCTTTTATTTTTTAGTAAATTTTGCTTTTTTATTCTTGGGTGCTGCCTTCCTTGCCACGCTCAATGCAATGGCAATGGCCTGCTTCTGTGGCCGGCCGGCCTTGATTTCTGTTCTGATATTTCGAGCGATTGTTTTTGCTGAATAACCCTTTTTCAATGGCACGGTGTTGTCCTTTATTTTTTAAGAATCCGTCGAGCCCAGGCCAAGCCGGCTGGTCCGCCCCAACCAAGATAAGCCTGTGTGCCTGGAGTTGTCGAACCAGGACGATAGTAAGTGCGAGCACGACTCAAAAAACTATAAGTTCTTCGCACTACATCTAAACTCACATTGGCACCTGACGCAAATTGTCTTGCACGAGCCAGACCTGTGGCCGTCATTCCGCGACCACTGGCTGGCTGTTTTTCTCTAATGCGTAAGGCTCGTTGTGCATTACGCTGCATTGCTCGCGTGGGTCGTGGCATCAGCGTAGTCTCACTCGGATACCACGATTGGCCAATTGCCTTTGTGCAATTCTCATACCCTTGTTAAAACTGGGACTGGCCTTGGTTAGCAATCGGCCACCGCGTCTAACATACCGGGCACCTGCTCTATGTCCTGAACAATCGCCTTTACAGGCACTACCATAGTATTTGGCCATATCAATCCTCTATACGATCATCCCACTTGCGACACCAGTATGTGGCTCTTACCGGGGCATCAAACTTTGCACATACGCCGGTGATGTCATCCCAGTATTCGCAGTTGCCGCAGTTTTGTCCCTCTGGCACCCCTTCACTACCAGCAGGCACATAAGCAGCAGGTAAGTTGGTATCAATAGGTTCTCCATCTTCATATGTTCTTCCCTCTATGGGTGTTTCGGCTGTGTAGGTTAGGACCTTTTCTGGTTCTTTGCCCAGCATCTCTAACAATTCATAATCCACAACCTGCAGCACCTTGGGATCTGTTGCTGTGTTCTTGATCACATTCAATTGACGGATTTCACGCTCTTCATCTCTAATGTTAAACGAGTCTGGGTAATCAATCTCGCCATCCCATACACGGCCTTGATAGCGAGCCCATAGATCCCAAATGTTTTCTTCACACACTTCTAAATTGTCGGCTTTGTCGGCCAGTCTTGCGTTCAACATTGCAAATTCTGTTTCCATTGCCACACCGGATAGTGTGCTGACTTCTTGTGCTCGAGCACTACCAAGATTGGCCATTCGATCAATTGCTGCCACTTGTTCTTGTATGCTCTTGTGTATGGCATCAATGCTTGATCCTGATGTTTCCAGGAGATAAGGCTTCAATCCTGGATCCATATTGTCTTCCATCTGCACAACAGCACCAGCCCCAGCACTGGCTTCTGTGCCTGTGGTCTTTACCAAACTGGGATGCACTGATAGTCTAACGCCTTGTTCAATTTCGCTGTTAAAGTTATAGATAGTTCTTTGTGCTGTGGCAATGTCTTCAATGTCGCTGATGCCTTGACCACGCTGTGGTCCTCGCTGTGCATACAACAACACAGCAGGTATTCTACCCAACTCATTGGTTTCTACTACCGTGGCAGTAATGCTTTCACGCTGCAGGTTATCTACCGTGGTTGATGTGATTGTTTCTTCAGTCCATTCTCTGATAGTAGAAGTGTGTCCATCATCGTTGTCTTCGGCAATCTTCAAATACTCTAAATAATAAACACCGTTAGGTGCTCGCTGCCAACGCCAATCCAGGACTGCCAACGGAGTGACCAAACTCACATAAGGTCTTATGTCTTGTCCCAATTCTTCTGCACGAGTTCTAACCTGTGTGGCTGGCTTCGACACTAACACCCAAGAGTGGCCAAATACTGCGGCATAGGTGGCAGCATCTTTCATAAAGCCATTAAAACTGCGACCTTCCAAGTCAGCATCGGCCAGAAACGCTTCTAAACTGGGATCGGCTATGAGACTGCCAAACTCTCTGTTGGGTTCTTCTCTAAATAGGAACGCATTATAGATCTGTATAACTGATCGGCAGTGATTATCCACCGGCGTTGTTTCCAATCGCATCTGATAATCTGTTTCTGATTCTGTAATATATCTTGTGAGATAGTTGCTGTGACGATACTGCTCGCCGCCCAAATAACTATTCAATAAAAATTGCCAACGCAGACGATTCTTCTCGTAGAGCGGATGGACTTGCATTATTCTTGTGTATTCTTGTGACATCTGCGTTCCTTTGCCTTTTATATTTAATCCAGTTTATCGCCAAGCCGGTGCTGACTGGTGTCCCCAACGCTGTGGTTGTCTTGTGACTTCTCGTTCGCGGCGTATGGGTCTAATGTATTCTATTCCATAACCAATGGCATCATTCATATGATCATAGCCGCCATCCTTGTCGGGAATCTGTGTGCCTTCTTTATACAACTGCTTTTCTAAACATTCAATCACGGTCTTGCACTTGGGGTCAATCCATAGACTTGTGGTCTCGTCTGCTGAAAACAATGCAGCATTCACAGCATTGATTCTATCTCTAACAGGCGGGTGTTGCCTATGGTAAAATACACGGAAGTGAGCGTTTTCTAATATTGTTATGTCTGTTCGTCCGCCGGCTGAAGTTTTTCGTGCCACGCCGCTGGGGTCCGGGTATATCTTGACTGAATTGGTGGGATATCTGTTTCTTATTTCATCTACTAATTCATCGGTGTTCGATCCGTAGATCACTATTTCGTCTATGATGTGTATGCCGCCTCGAACCTCTACTGCTATGGCTGCACTAATTGGATTCACATTAAAGTCTGCAAATACCAGGATTTCTCTTGGCACATCGTCCTTGTAATACATTACATTTCTTGATCGTTCAAAGTTGTAATAGATACGACCTGAATAGGTTTCAAATGTGGCTTCATATTCTTGTCTGAATTGTCTATCACTTAAATCTCTGCGAGCCTGTTCTATTTCTTCTGCACTGACATTGCCGCCGTCTATGGTTTTAAATGTCCAACTGGCCCAGGCTGCATCTTCGTGCTGTCTATTGTAAAGATCAAACGCCCAGTTCGAAGTGCCCATTGGCGTTGATATAAACATTGCACTACCGTTTCTGTCTGATAGTGTGGGGCGTAGGACTTCGGTCCAGGCCTTTTCATCTATCATAGCAAATTCGTCCATAACTAAAAAATCTAAACCCACACCGCGTAGGCTGTCGGGATTGTCTGCTCCACGCAGGCTTATGGTGCTGCCGTTGCGTAGTAGAATGTTTAGTTCTGATTCATTTACCTTCTGCACCCATTTGAGATCTTGCAATCGCCATTTGAGTGCGTCCCACACGATCTGACGGGCCATTCTGTAAGATGGTGCCACATACCAGCATCTCCGTCCGGGTTCGCGAGCAGCACGAGCAAGAGCACGAGTTGATAGATAAGTTTTACCCCAACGGCGTCCAGCGATCACCACTTTAAATCTGTGATCATCTTGACTGACTACCTGTTGTCCTGGGTTCAATGCCATTTTAATCACTCCAGGGTAAGGGTTTGTCATCGTCTCTATGCTGCGGGCTGTCCTGCATATTCAGGAAATTTTTAGCCAAAAAGATCTGTAGTGCTGCATTGTTGTTGTTGATGGCATTTCTTATCATTGCGGTGCGTAAGGCTGCTCGTAAATCCTCACGACCTTTTAGCATAACTTCGCTAAAGTTATATCTCAATGTGTTTTCATCTATGTCAAACCATATAGCAATTTCTCTATCCGTGCAGCCAATCTGTGCCAATTTATACACATCTTCGGGATTGACTATGCGTTTTCTCAACCCTCTACCCACTTCATAGCCAAACACTTCTATGGCTTTTAGTTGCTTGGGTTTGTTGCCAGTTTTAGAAGGATTGGGCGGTTCTGGCTCGGGTAAAGGTATTACCTCGTATTCCGGTGCTGGATCCTGTTCTGGCTCAATTGATTGTTCGCTCACGATTTACAAATATCTCTTTTCCACTTTTATACGGAATCTACGCACATCTATTAAATTCTCGTTGGTAGTGATTGTGTTTTTAACGGTATATAACTCACCATCTGTGCCACCACTTATATCAACGGTATTCACACCATTGGCTGTGCTACTATTTGTTAGTGTTAGGTTTCCGTTTGTATGCACACTTTCTTGTGTCCAGACGGTAGTGGCTATGGTGTCTCCCGACGGTAGCCATTCTGACCAATCTACTGCATATTGTAATGTGGCCCCAGGATCTTTGCTAATGTAAGATCCCACAAGGTCGCGTTTAAATCCTGTTTGTGATATTGTCATACTGGTATTCTCCTCAATCTTGCACCTCGTAAGGTGGTAGGTAATAGTTCTGGTTTTGCTGTTCTTGTTTCTGGTTCTACCACCAGGCCACGATTTTCTGCCAGACTTGTATTTACTCGTGTTTCTGAATTCACCGGTAAAGAGTGCAATTCTGCCGGCACAGCAAGCAGTCTTGATTCTGCTGCCACCGTGCTCATATAGTATTCATCAATATAGTAGATGCGACCTTCACTTGAAAAGTCGGCATTTATACCAATTGTGTTTGTGGTGTTTCCAAATAGTGTATAGCCGGCCAAGGCTGATACACTCAAATTGTCAATCTCGAGTGCGGCTCTACTGCTTTGATCTACCAAGGCTGTGGCTGTCAAACTGCCAGTGCCATCTAATAGGTCAATTGTGGCCTTGATACTGGGTCGGCTTTCACTATCTGATTCTAACACAAGCGATAATAAATCAATTGTGCTTGAACCCAAGATTGCCAATGTTGATTCGGCCCCGGCAGCACTATCCACGATCAATTCTTGTGCTGCTGCTACAACAAGGCCACCTGCTACAAAAACGGTGTCTGCTTGTTCTTGTAATTCTGCTGCTGCCGCAAACAATAGACCTGTGCCTGCTGTTGTGTAAGGTGAGATTTCAAAAGCAGCATCACCCGTGGTGATTACGCCAGCATCAATTTGGAATCCTGGCTGTATAGTTGCTGCAAAATCGCCTTCAAATAAGATAGTGCCATCACTGCGTATGACATTGGCATCTACTGATAAGATGCTGGAATCAGCAAAGAGAGTGAGTCCTGTGCCTGCACTAAAATAGTCTGCTTCGGCATAATCCTGTGTAATATATCCGTTTCCATCACTGATGCCAATCAAATTCTGTGCTTGTGGTTCAAAATCTGCAGATTCAACAAGTGTGCCAGAAAAACCTCGCAACAGACTGGGCTCTGTATCTGACCAGGTGGTTTCTGCAGTCACGGCGGCAGCAATTGGTTGTGCAATACCAATTAAATCGCCTGGAGCAAAAGTGGTTTCAATTGTGTTATCTTGTGCTTGGGCTGTTTGTATAATACCAACAGCCGTCCCGGTGGCCAAGATAGTTTCAATGGTATTCGTTGCAGTGGCAGGTAAAACAAGATTGGCAGCAAAATTGGCAGTTGTTGCCACATCATTTGCAACTACACCTGATTGGGCAAGGCCGGCCAATACTCCATCAACAAATTCGGTGACTACCTCGTCGCCTATATAATCATCTACGACATAGCCGCCAATGTCTTCTCCAGCAACATAGGCACCAGCATAGTCGCCATCAAAATAATCTACTATGGTTTCAGTGCCAGATTCAAAATAACTGCCAGTAGTAGTAGATATTTTACCAATAGAAACATCATTGGTTAGAGTAGAACTGGCACTATGTAAATTCACTTCCCAACGACGAGTGTAGGTATAAACAAAAGCCGTGCTTACATCAATAGTTCCTGTTGGTTCTCCTGTGCCACTGAATTTGGTTATACCAACGCTGGTATTGGCAAAAAACTTGACATTCTGTATTGTGTTAGCACTACCTCCAGTGACACCAGTGCCATTAATAAAATATTCCTGGTAAGGACTAAAGGCGTTTTTAGGATTTATCTGCGGTGCTGTAATTGTATCAACGGTTTCATCAACATTGCCACCAAGGTGATTCCTGGTTTGGAATGTCATTAGTTGTCTTACCGTGGCGGAATTTTGTGCTATTAAATTCCAAGCAGTTTCCCAACGACCATTGATTACAACTTGGTTCTGTGCAGCAGGAATAGTTCCGCCACCTGGAAAAGTATAGGATACCAGTGAGGTATTACCTATCACTGGCCAATTGGTCATACTTACATTGGCCTGACCAGAACTATTACTGGTCCAAATCCAACGATACCTATTGTTTTCTTGCCGTGAGAAACCCGCAAGATTTACGGTTTTACTGGCATCATCCGTGCCACCAGGCACATCAAAGGTATTGGATGTTGCACTATCCGGTTGATACCATATCTTGGTAGTGGTCACAGGACCTGATCTCCCAAGATTATGCTAAACTAATGGTCAAATTGGTTGATGCGATCTGGAAAGTGTCGCCTGTGGTCACGGTCTTGGCCACGGTCAAATTACCATATGCAATAACATTGCCACCTGTCACGGTTTCCATAATTGCCAAGGCAGTGACCGTGCCATCATAGTTGGCAGTGGCAGTTGGGAAAGTGACGGTTGCGTCGTTGCTGATTGATCCTGATGCTGCACTACCAAAACTGACCAATTGACGAGCATAACTGCCCAATGTGATTTCGTTTGTTAGTGTGCCTGCTTCCAGATTGCTTGCCACGGTTGCGGTGTTGCCGTGGAATAGTGCTACATAGATACCTGCACTACCATTAGTGCCTGGTTGTGTGAGTGTGTCTCTTGCTGTGCCGTTGGTCTGACGACGGAACAGGTGATTTAGAACTGCGTTTTCATATACATTGCTTAAAGCGTTAGCCATCTTTAGTTTCTCCCTGGGAAATGTCTAAAACGGCTAAAAAAAGCCGCTCAAATT